GAGTTGTGATCCACGTCCTCGAAATCGAAGGAAATGCTGACCGTCGTGTGGTTGATGAAGTCCGAATAGAAATCAAAGTCCTGGAAGTAGGCGACGATGGTGCCCTCAAGCGTGAAGCGGCCATAGCCGATACCTGCCGGGAACTTCTCGCCAACGGCGGGCTGCTCACGGAGGCCAGCGTCACCCGACATTTCGATGCTCATGACGGCGGTCGAGAGCGTCGTGCCGTCCTTCTTAACCGCGCCGACGTTAGCGGTCGCGTTGAGGACCTCCGTGCCGGTGGTGCCCAGCACGTCGTAAGCGCTCGTGTTGCCGAGCGTCGAGGTCGAGCTAGTCGAGGTCGCGCGACCCATGAACTCAAAGCCGAGCGTGACAAGCTCGCCCGCCTCGACGTTCATTTCGAATGATCCAGGACGCAGACCGGTCATGAGGAAGTATTTATTGACGTCCGTGAAGCCGGTCTCGATGCTGAACGACTGCTTGGTGATGTCAGAGATCGCGCCGGGGTTGCGCAGATGCGAACCCTTGATAACGACCGGCAGCGATCCCGCGTTGGCGTCCGTCGTCAACGTCTCAGCGACAACGATGGTGTCGTCATCCGGGAGCGAAGAAATAGTCAGGAAGCCACCCTTGGAGGTCGAGCCGCCCGAGAAGTTCGTCACCGTGAACGCACCAGCCTGCGACGTGGCAATCGAGCCACCCGTCAGGCGGTGGTTGGTCAGCGTGACAGTTGCGGTCGAAACCGTGGCGGAGACGCGGAGGTTCTCCTGAGCGAACTGCGACTGGATCGCGGCGGCGAGGCTCGCAGCCTGCGTGGCTTCGGTGCCGGACCGCGGGACGTGTACGTTGCCAGCAGCAACAAGCGCCGCGTTGGTGCGGACCTCAAAAACGACAGTGCTGACACCGTCAGAGACGGTGACGGTCGCGCCCTCATTCGGATCAGTCGTGGTCACGACGACGGTGCCGGTCTCCTTGCCGAGTCCGTCCATCCAAATCTTCTGGCCAACCTTGAGAACGTCACCAGAGAACGCGTTCGAGCCGCCACCATTGATGGTGTTGCCCGACGTGATCGCCGTGCCGGTCGAGACCAGGATCACGTCATTGGCGTCGAGAATCTTGGTAAATGCCGAGCCTGCGGAGGCGGTGAGCGTCGTCTCATTGGTCGTGATGACCGTGTTGCCACCCGTGAAAGCCAGCGAAGCGATAGACACATAGGTGTTGTTGTTCGTGGCCAGGAAGCCTTCGAGCTTGAGCCAGTGCCCGACCGTCAGCCAATCCCGCCAGTCGGCACCAGTGATGGTGATCTCGTCAGTGTCGGTGATCGTGACGCTCGTGCCCTTGACCTGGAATCCGGTCATCGGCTTCGACCACGCGCCGAGCAGGAAGCCCTGGAACATGTCGTCGTGGCTGAACGCGCTGAACTCGCCCTCGTAGCCGCCAGTCGCCATAGCCGAGACTTCGATGATGCTCGGGACCATGCGGTCAGCACGGATTTCCTCAGAAACCTGCGTGCCCTTGTCCGTCACAAGAGACGAGGACGTAATGCGCATCTCTCGCGTGCGCCCAGAAGCCGGGGTCGTTCCCCAGACAACTTCCGGGATGTACCGAAGCTGGGAGCGATTGCTTTCTGCGGAGTTGATAGTGACCATGCGGGGTACTCCTATACCCCAGATGGGGCGGATTGGGCCGAAAGACAGAATATGTCAGCAGAATTACTAACACATTCTATTTATAATGTCAAGACTAGGTTGCGTCCGGCGGCAGGCCGAGAACAACTAGCTGACCGTTAGGACGGAGGCGTGCGGCCCAGTCTACGGCGGCGCAGTGCGGGTGGGTAAACACGATGTGCGTGAAGCGATATCCGCAGTGATCTTCGTCAGGCAGTGCCGTATGAAAATCCGGGAACATAGCCCGAACCCGTTTCTGCTCCTCCGCGTTGCGACAAATTATGATCTTATACTCGTGTGTATTGGCAACCGGGAACAGCATTTTTCTTCCCTTGTTCTAAGCGCGCCGTCACTTGTCCTGCTGAAACACGATATCGCGGTTCTTGCGGACGAACTTGGCAATCTCCTTGAACGAATAGCTCGCCTCATCGTTCAGTTCGGTCAAACTCGACACCATAATCACCTGCCCTTTTTCAGCGCCGCGACGAACCTTGATACTGAGGTTTACACGCCGCCCGTCCTTCTGAAACGCACCAGATGTTGAATGAAGTCCGAGATAGTCGGCAACCGGCACGGGGAGCAAAGCGCTCTGGTGATTATACTCCGTGCGGGTCGGTGATTTGAGCACCTTGAGCTTAAGCGGCTTATTGAAGCGATCACATGCCACACCAAGGCAGCAGAATCCTTCGGGGGTATGAAGCTGGTATCGGGTCTGCCGATATTCGCCGCTTTCCAGCGCGTTCAACCACTTCTTACGGCGCTGGGCGTAAGTCTTGTTCGTTGCCATCTGTGCCTAGTCCTGTTTCGCTGACGTTCGTCAATATAACTCTCATTCGAGAGCAAACGCAACGGCGACATACAGGGATGGTTAAGGCCGGATGATTGGTGTCTCAAGGCGGTAGTCACACATCGTGGTCGCGGTGTAATAGCCGTTGATCAGGCCCCGGTTCTTGGATTCCGCGCCGAAAGTCGTGAGCTTCCCCTCGGCAAGGCTCCAGTTACGGTCACCGAGAATGTTGTACGCCGCGTCCGCCATTTCCCACATCTTCTTGGTGCCGGTGTCTGGCGGGATCATGCAAAGCACGCTTGCCACGCCAAAATGGTGGTACAGCTTACGTGACGAAATCTCTGCACGCTCCGACCGCGTCGGTACGATTTGCAGGTAAATCCACGGAGTACCCGACTGATTGTATCTGGTGTTCTCTGGAACGATGTTCACGCCCGGGACTGCGGAGGGAAACTCTGACAGCAGTGTCGAGAATATGGCGTTGCGTACGGCGTCAGTCTTCATTTCCAGTTCCTCCGCAGGATTCCGCGCGCCGAAGACAACGCGGGTCGGACGATGCCGCCAGGATTACGCGCGGTCTGGGGCGTAGGCGCGGCCCCGCTGTCGGCGCGATTAAAATTGTCTGAGGAATTGCCGATGGTGACATTTTCAAGCGTGCGCATTGCCGCAACCGCTGCCCTTACCTCACCCAGCGCCGCCGCTTCGTTGGCGGGACGACGCGGCTCCGCACCCATAGCCATGTTGCTGGTCGGGCCGGGGTCTACACCACCAATAGGTGGCTTTGCGCCGCCCGATGCTGCGTCGCCCACGCCAGCGGTGTAGTTGCGCACGACCTCACCCTCCCATACCGGCGTGTTTTTCATGCACTCCCGCACGACGACGACGGTCGCGGCCTGGACCTCCTTGATCGCCTCCTGCTCCAGGTCCTTGACGGCCTGGAACAACCGCGCGATCTCCGCATCAACGCCGCTAAATTTCATCTACCCCACCTGTCCATCTTGAACGTGGGTGGTCGCTCTCTCCACATTTCAAACGCCCACGCCGCGATGTAGCCAACGCTGCCCGCCACGCAGCCTTCGACAAGGAAGGGCACGTCCCAAAACATCCGGTAGATAAAATGTGCGACACCCCCGGCTACGCCAGCGACGGTGACCAAAACTGCAAACTTATACATCGGATTTCTTGTCCTGTTCTCCCCCGAGCCGTTTCTTTAGAACCCCCGCCAGAAAATCAAGACCCTGTGTGCCGAGATAACCACCGACACCTGCCGCCACAAGCGCCCAATCAGGCGACACGCGCAGCGCAACTTGCGCCACCATGTAACCGGAAAAACCGGATACTAGAGCGTGCGTCAGCAGTAGCCCGAGCTTTGGCGCATTACCTGATTTGATATAGGCGTCAAGGTAACGCGCGATTCCCCCGAGCATTGCCAGAACAACCCACGCAAGCTGTGCGTAGTGTGAACTGTTCTCCGGGGGAGGCGCATTTTCTAGCATTCTGTCGTGGTCCTGATCACCTATAGTGTATCCCCCGGATACACTGGTGCGTTAAGCCTCCTGGATAAAGACTACATACAGTGACCCACCTGGCGTAGTCTTCACTCGTTTTACTTCCCATCTGAGTCCATTAATCGTCACATTGTCAGTGACCTCGGGCACGATTGGAAGATCGTTTGCGGCGATAAGAATTTTCTGTGTTACGATATCTGCGGGCCAATAGTCCACTTCGGCGTCAGATAGGCCAACCACAGCAGTCAGAAGCGGATATTCCGTGATCGTTTCGGCACGAGTATCGCTAACTGGGTCGTACGGACCTAGTGCTATGCGCCGATACGTGACCTGTGTGCGTACGTCATCCGCGAGTTCGATGGCGCGTGAAACCGCCGCTTGGATGCGCGTGTTAAGACCCATAGTGCACGTCCCACCCCGCCATAAAGAGAAGGATCTTGGCGGCGGCCGCGCCTGTTGCGGCGGCGGCTAGCAGTCCCATCACCAAAGTCAGACCGCGCAGACCATATCCGATGTACTCGGCGCGAATAGCCATAGGTTCGCGCATACGTTTCGAATCGACTTGGTATCGCACCATATCAGCCTCCCACTGTAACAATAGCGAGAAGCGCGCCCACATAGGCAGTGACGATCATCCAAACCGTGACAGCGATAAGCAACTTACCGGGCGTCATCGTACGATCCTCCCAAACCCGCGTGATCCTGTACGAAAATGCCCAATTCCTTCCAAGATGGCGTTGATAATCGACGGATAAGACGACTGGCTAGTCCCGTCCTGATATTCGATTTCAATCACATCGACTTTGATGCGCTTAAGGTAGTCCGTGTCTTGCCCAGTGGTCGGGTCATTGGTCATGAGCCATTTTGCAAGCTCGCACGTCGCCGCCTTAACGGGATTGGGAATCTCGTTGGTATTGACGGTGCGATAGTCGCGATCCGCCGCGCCTTTGCGGGGCCAGCGAAGAGCTTGGTCGTCCTCATTGATGAAACCGCGCCACTCGGTCTTTTGATCGAGAAGGCGGGTGGCCCAGGCGAGGTAGAACTGCTTCTGCTCGTCGGTCAGCGCTTCCCAGGTCGCTGAACTGGGATCAACAGCGAAGTAGTCGGCGGCATAGGCCAACGTGACGTAGGAGTTTGCCCCCGCCACGTTGGAACCGTCCTCAACCGTGAAAACAAACGCCATCTGCCAGTTTCTCCGACATATCTTCGGAGGCACTATACTGGGATGCAAGACGTTTGTCAATATTAATGACGAAAAGCGCCAATTTGACTTCACAGATTTTGGTCAAGAGTCTATCGAACTCCTGCCGATGTTCGTCGCTGTCGAAGCATGACAGCGAACACTCGTGAAGTGCGGCGGTTAGCGACATCAGGCGGCGGTGCAAATACTCAGGGCTGACCACCTGCCGCCCCCAAATCTGCCGCCACTTCGCGCAGGCGCTTGAGTCCCCAACGGGCGTCGATCTTCACACCCGCAGCCTCAAGACGCTCGCGCAAGGCGATAATCTCCTTGGCGGTGTCTGGCAGTTCCTCAACAATAGGCTTAGGCGAGATTTTCTTAGCCCCTGCTGCGCTCTCTTCGGCCTCGTCGTCCTCGACAAGCGCGGCTGCGGACTTCGGCTTCTGGGTGTAGCCGTGATGCTGAATAAGGTCTCTGGCGTTATCGCGCTCGACCTCCTCAGGCTCACCGTTCTTGTTGTAAATCGTGATTTTGCGGTCCTCGATACGCGGCGCGCCTTTGATGGTCGAGGCCGGGCGAATGGAGTGATCGGGCGTCTGTCGAGATTGCATCATGCGTCTCCGTGCAGCAGATGATAGACACTAACACAGGCAGTGCGCTTGGGCAATTATTAGTGTCAATTATTCGGACCTATGGTAAACAAATAGAAAAGGCGTCCGTATAAACGGACGCCTTCTCACTTTCCGTACGCCAACTCTGACAGATTAGGCGCGGCGCTGACGGCTGATCCAAGCACCGTAGGTGATCGACGGCGTAGTGCCGCTGAGCGTGGCGCGGATCGCGAGCCACTTGTCGGTGCCGGACGAGTCAGTGTCCGCGAGCGGGATATTCTTCGAGTCAACGAAAATCTTGTAGAAGCCCGTCTGCTTCGCGACAAGCGGGACGGACGAGACGACACGCGGGGTGTCGTTCATCGCGGCAACGTCATCGACGATCAGGTCAAGCACGTAGGTCTCGTCGCCCGTCGTGTTGTCGAGGGCAGTGATGTGAACGGCAACCTCGAAAACGCCGTGGGGGATTTCGTTGCTGTGCCAGTAGGCGAGGTCAAGCTCAGACAGAGAGATCGCGGACTCAATTGCCGTCGAGGTCTCTGCGCCGTCAGCGATGTTGCGGAGCGTAACCGACGCCTCGGTGTCGAGGATCGAAGAAACGCGGGAAGAATTAGCAGCCATGGGGTCGTACTCCTGAGTTGGTCCGATGAGGGGGAGGGCGCGATTGCCCTCCCCGTGTTATCTATTAGTCCACAGCCGGGGCGTTCGAGATGCCCCAGAGGCGGGCGGCGCAGCGACCGTGCAGGGCAGCGAGGCCGACGAGCCACTCGACGCGAGTGCGCAGGACCGGCTTGGCGTCGATCTCGCCCAGATCGTTGACTTCCATCATGCCGTTCTGAAGACCGGTGAGCATACCGTCGCCAACAGAGAGGATATAGATGGAGGTCGCGGTTGCGGTCGAACCACCCGGACCAACCTCGTTGAAGTCAAGGATACGAGCGCCCGTGTCGTCGTAGTCCGCGATGAGGATCGGCAGATCGTTGTACTGCGTCACCTTGCGACCGAACTCGTCAACCGAGTAGCTGATGTAGCCGCCGACCGACTGGTCACGCGCAGCCGCCGTGATGATGCGGCGCATCGCCTTGCTCATGACAAGGTGCGTCGGGTTGTCAACGGCGTCGATGGCCTCGTCCAGCTTGAGCATCGAGAGCGGGTCACCGCCGTTGGTCGAACCAGCAGCGATAAGCTGCGAGCCGGTCAGACGGTTCTGAAGGCCGTCGAACTCGCGCGGGTCGGTGAGAGAGTCACCCTTGATGATCTTCTTCGTCAGGTAAAG